TAGGTGCTATGTCAATAATTACTTCATCGTCCCATCTCTCTTGCCTAAGCCATGTTGCGGGATGTGGGATATAGGTTCCGCCATCTTTTTGCCATTGTTCCTGTTGCTTTTGTTTTTCTATTGCTTCTAGGAGGATGTCTAATGACGGTCTTATGTTTTTTGTTCTATCCCATGCTGTTCTGGCTGCGCCTTTTGCTACTTTTCTTGGATATGCTTTCCAGAAGGCGTCAAAGTCATTCATCTTCTTCACCCATTTCATATTCAAGATCAAGACTTCTTGCTGCCATATCGCACAGTATGTTTGCTTCTTCAGGATCAATTGGCAGCTTAAATACTAATGTATCTCTCAAGGTCTCGATGTCGTCGTAGGTCAGTTTCATGGTTTCTCCTATGGTGGGCAAGGCCGGAATCGAACCGGCATGGCTTGCGCCGAGGGATTTTAAGTCCCTTGTGTCTACCAATTTCACCACTCGCCCGTTAATTTAAACCTTCTTTTCAAGCTCTATTCGTTTCTTTCTCAACACTTCTATTTGCTTGAGTATGTTTTCTTTGTGCGTCTTGAATCTTTTAATCATCGGCTGAAGTTCAGCAGCGTTGAGCCTTCTGGACATCTTGTGGATTCTTGACTTGTAGTCTTCGTTTTTGTTTCTCAACAATGATAGTTTCCTGTCTATTTCGACTATCTTGTTTGTAATGACTCTTTCCTCTACAGATAAACTCTTTTCCTCCCTTTCATTGAACTTGATGAGCCTGGCAGGTTGATTGATCTGCACAAATCTAGGCTTTAGCGCATCCATGAATGTCATGTCTTTTTCCTTGTCGTCTTTTTGGTTGCTTTACGTTTGTATTTTCGTTTAACAACATTCACATGGGAATTGAATTCTTTGTCTTCTGTTTGCTTTTCATGCGATTCTTTGATAAGCACACACCAGAACAGATAAATCATGTACACAACACCAAGAATCAAAATGCCTAATAAAAATTCACTCATCATAATCTCCTAAAAAGTTAGCCTACTCGATGCGTTTTATTATCCAATCCATGCCGCCGTGTTGGGATCAAATTGCGCGTTGCCACTCCCCGCTAATTACGTTTCTGTGATAACCGTTTTCCCTTAAAACACGCTGGGCGCAGTTAATCACCATATCTGGATCACAAGCTCCGTCTACTTTCCAATCACCAGATGAAATGGCTGACTCAACAGCGTTGAGCAAACAAGCAAGTGCGTCGTTGGATTGCATCAATTCGTTCATGAATTCCATCCGTTTTCCAAAAGTAAGCCTACTCGCTGCGTATGTTGCGTCAACTAAGACACAACACACCGCACTCAATGTTTGGCTCCGATTCAATCCTGCCCATATTGACAGGAAGTTCATCCAAAAAAATTGGAATCCTTTTTTCGCCATCCATTCTTTTGTTAATTGCGACATTCATTTTCCGTTCTTGTTTTGCCATCTTTTCAAAAGCATCAGGAAAGTCGAATCTGATCTTGTTCCAATATCCAGCGCCACCCTTTACACATCCAATACAGTTGTTATTAGGGTAGCCTAGCCTATACATAGCAGGAATCTCAATTCCTGCACTATAAAGTGCCTCCAAACAATTTCGTTTTGTTATTCCCTTTTCAATCAAAGGAAACTCGCATTTAAGGTCAGGCTCACCAATCATCAACTGATGTTTCCTATTCGACTCCTCGACCGTGTAACCAAAAATATGCAAATCATCTTCTTTTTGATATTTCCTCCTAACCAACTTCTTTAGCTCTGTAGTACATCTTGCTCCTGCTGGTCCGACTAGCCACCCCGTTTTATCAAATACATCATAAATATCTGAGTATTTTGCAGAGCGAATTAATTCAATTTTTTTCCCGAACCATTTCTCACAATCGTGCATAAATCTTAAATTGTCTGGATGTTCGTATTTCAAAGTATCGCAATAAACAACCTCAACCAAATCACCGTATTTTTCAATAGCTAGTTTTGCTGAATATGCGCTTGCAGCGCCACAAGAAAACCAACATAAAACTCTATTCATCTTTTTTCCAAAAGTAAGCCTACTCGCTGCGTCCGATGCACCGACAGGCGACTTACACCGGCATCCGCTTTCGGCTATTTATTAGATTACTTTTCTAAGTGGGAAAACCTCAGACTTTACGCGCTCGATCTCATCTTTTGTGATAGTTCTTCCAGATGAGTCCTTGTAGACAAACGTATTATTGCTGTCGATTGCGTATTTATTTTTGCTCCGCAGATACTCTTTTGCTTTCCCAAGTTTTTCCGTATAGGTCTTGTCTTGCTTTGTTGACTGTTTTTTTGACTTTGTGGAACATGAGTTCATTGTCGTATCCTTGCTCTTTGAGTACAAAGATAAGTTCTTCAACCTGTTGAGCGAGTTCTGAAACATGAAATCTAAGTTTGTCAATTCTTTGCTCCCCTAAGATTGGATTTACCACGGAATGTCATCCTTCATGTCTTTAAGTTCTTTTTCGGGCGGATTATCTGAACGGCCTTGAATCTCCTTTCCGATCTTGATACGCACAAAAGTGTTTCCATTGCGGTCTTGCTTTTCCCAAACGTCAAGAAAATGAGTCTTACCGTCAGGCAGCAAGACTTTACCTCGCATGTCTGCGTGCCAATCTTCTTTCTTTTCGTTCTTAAATGCCGATCCTTCACCTGCTTTCATTTCGTAAGCCATATATCACCTATGAGTTAATTGCAAAAACATCTCGTCAACTTCTTCGAGAAACCTCATTGCTGCATGTAAAACTTCGTCTAGCTCCTCCTTCGTTGGCGTGTAGACTTTGTGGAAAAAGTTAATGTCTTCTGGAAGTCTTGGGTCGTATGCAACAAAGTGAACAAAAGACCTTCCGGTGCAAAGACATTGAACACACATCTGTTTCTTGTAGTCATCAGGAATTGTATCCTTTAACAAATACTCTAGCATGACTTTTTCTGTTGGGCATTTACATTCGATGAGTCCTCCGTCGGAGGTAAGACCATCGGGAGAAGCGCCAAAGTTATCAACGCCACCAGGAAAATCAACAAATCCAACATCTTCAATGAGAATACCCGTCTTTTGCTCAAAAACCTCTTTCGCCAGTGGTTCATGGTCGATTCCCCATTGCATAGCATCGTTGACGAATTTGCTTACGATGTTTCCGGTGAGTCTTTCCAGAAGAATCTCTTTCTTCAAATCGTATCTTTTAGACGATTCCTCAGGTTCTTTGCCTGCTTTTGCTTTAAGGAAAGACATTGCACTTGCCATGCGAGAAGCTGTCAGCTTTCCGGTTCTGGCTGAGTGCCAGTCACCAGTATTCTGAAATTCGTTGCGATCTCTCATTTCAGTTTTTCCTTCAATTCGTCCTTCAGTTTGGACACAAGTGATCGTTCATCAGTAGTCATCTTTGAGTATTCTTCCTTCAGTTGATCCAATGATTCACAGGCATCCAAGATAAACTTCAGTGTTTCATAATCTCGGCCAGACTTGACTTGTGCTGGCTTCTGTATCCGTGACGCTGCGTTACCGTCATCGTCTTCAGGGGCGATGCCGCAGGCAGCTTGCAGGCTATACCGTCTTGCGTAGGTAAGAGCTGATCCATATCCCTGAGCGTCCTGTTTAGACGCGGGAACATGCAGCCTACCTCCAGAAACATGCTCACCTGATTCATGGATGAACATTGTTTCAACGATAACACCGTCTTCGCAAGGATGAGTGAATTGCATTAACATGATGCCGTTATTGTTTAGCGCGTCAATGACAGCTTCCACGCAAGCATCCAGAGAGGCATATTTGGACCGAAAGTGTGGATTGGTTGAAGTCTTGAGTGCTGGCCCGAATTCTTTTTGTGCTTTGACCAGCGCGGGGAAGATTGCTTTCGTTTCCATTATTGCTCCAGGTATTGTTTGAGTTGAATTTCACGCGCCATCAATGACGTTATAACGTCATAGGTCAGGCGAGAAGCGTATTTTTTTTGGGTGGGGTACAGAGTCTTGTATGCTCTGATTTTTTCCCTGACTTCGAGGAGTTCCGTCAGGTATCGCAGTTCTGCGCTGATGTCTTCGATAGCGTTTAACATCTTGTATCCTTTTTTGTAAGGTCTCAGGCTTCGACCGTGGAGTGATATTAAGGCGTTAAAGTATTCATGTCAACAATTATTTATCATTAAAATTCAATGGCTTATAAAAAAGTTGAAAAATAGATTGTGTCATGTTGTCAATTTAGATATGATTTCTCTGCCTTGAAAAAGGTCGCTCTGTGGCGGAGCGTGAGCACCAGCAGACCCTTTACGCATGGGTTTTGGTCGGGAAAGCGACTTTCTGGTGCTTGCGCTTCTCCCAGCCACGACCTTAACCCAGCCGTAAGGGGTTTTTTCATGGCCGCGCAAAGGGACAGGGCGTAAGTAAGAAGTCCTAGTCGGGGCAGAGGCCGCAGGAGAAGTAGCTGCGGAGCGAGGGGAGACACCTGCTATGCCCGACCCAACTGGTCTAGGCCAGCGGTCAGAACGTTGTTACGGGATACGACACCTGGCTTAGTTCACCGAATTTGGTTTCGGTAGTGGTCTTATTGTTTAAAGGTTTAGTATAATGATAAAGCCAAGCCGGTAGTGGCTGATTCTTGCGTCATGGTACGCAAAAAAACACCGGCAGCAGAGGCCACAATATCCCTCCGGTGGTGACTCTGCACCACCCTATTGACATTCGTTAAAATTTAACTGATGATAGACTGTAAGCTAAACAGTTCAGTGTATGACTTTAATTGCGAACACTGCAAAACAAGGTTTATCCTGACTGAACCATGTAAGGTTTACAGGAAAGCACTGGTAGATACTTTAACGAAGAAATGGGGAGCTTTTGACTCATGGAAAGAGAAGCCGCATTGCTCATGTCACCAAAGATGTCAAAGAAGGGAAAAGATAACTGCCTTCAGGTAAAGTTAAGTGGAGACTTGATTGATGACATTACTTTAATGGGTCTCAAGCAAAGTCTGGAAGATTTAAGGTATTACGAAAAAGGTAAGGTCAAAATCTTTGAGCACGATCTTACTAAAGATAAAAAAACAATTAAAAAGTTTATTGATGCGTTTGAAACTGTGTTAAAGTTTTATGCGTAAAAAGTTAGTACCTTTAAAGACTTTATGGAAGAAGCTGGACAGAGTTTTTTCTCTGTACATCAGACTAAGAGACTCGGACGAAGGTGGTACTACTCAGTGCGTGACTTGTGGTTCTTACAAGTACTACAAAGATATTGACGCTGGACACTTTATTAAACGTCAACACATGTCAACCAGATGGGACGAGAGGAACGTACATCCTCAATGTACTAGGTGTAATCATTTTATGGGTGGTCGGCAGGATGATATGAGTTTGTACATCCTTCGTTTATACGGAAAAGACACTTTACTAGAATTGATGCAGTTAAAGTATCAAACAAGAAAGTTTACGCGGACTGAGCTGGAAGATTTAATTAAACATTTTCAGGAAAAGACAGAGGCATTAGATGTCCGACGAGATTGATCGAGCTAATGAGCATCAGGACGCCATGACTGACGCTGAAGTAAAAAGAATCAGAAAGGCTGCGAAACTTCAAAAAGGCGAGCCTGGCGAATGTGATTTATGTGGTGAATGGTCGGGAAGGTTGATTAACGACGTATGTGCGCCTTGTCGTGACAGGTATAAACTTAAATGAGACGACACCTTTTGCAGTATCACGTTAAACGGATTCCAAACTGTACAAATTATGATGAGTTCTGGGAGTGGAGAAAACTAGCTAATGCTTCACTACCGCCGTATTCAACTTGGTTCTGTACTGATTGCACTAAAGAGTTTCAATCAAAGATGATTAAAGAAAACAAGTGCGATCATCCTTATATAAGTTTCAAGCTAGTTCACGGAGATATTGAAGGTTATGTATCAAAGCAAGACGATGACACTCACAACAAAGTAGTCTCTAAACTAAACGGAGTAAGCCATGAGCCAGAATGATTTAGTATTGGATTATATGAAACAATTCAATTGCATTACCTCTCTGGAGGCGATTAAAGAATTGGGTGTAACAAGGCTTGCGAGCCGGATTTATGACCTAAAGAAAGAAGGGCACGAGTTCGATACAGAGGACATTAAAGTTCATACAAGGTCAGGATATACAACTGTAACGAAGTACAAGCTAAAGGAAAAACATGGGCAAAATTGAGCGTATCTTAAACGTATTACAACAGGGTCAATTTACTGCGAAACAGATTCAGCAGCAGACCGGAATAGACAATATCCACGTATTACTTTGGCATTTAATCAAAAAAAATAAGATTAAAAAAGAAAAAGTCGAGAAACAAAACGCAGGAAAAGGCCCGAAACAACATTTTATCTACTCTTTAATAGTAGTCCAGGATAATGGGCAGACCGCCTAAAAAAAACGCTAAATGGTTAAAACGTACCTTAAACGACGTTGACCGCCGAATCCTGCTACTGGCCGGGAATGGTTCGATCATTAGGGGGTATCATGAAGTCTTATCGTTTTATGCGTATTTCTATAAAAAGGGTTTCCGGTATTGGATGCCTAGAGAAGCATTAAACGTAAGCATTTCATCTGATGAAAATTTTATACAATTGGGCAAAAGGTTTAAGGCTGACAAAAGTTATAAATGTAGGGAATGGTTCAATGCAGCTGAGGATTGCCCAGAATCGCCTATAAACGCATGAAATAGTGCGAACCGAGGATGATATCCAGTAGAGAGAGACAATAGACTGTAAGCCTTCTAATAGAAGGATAAACAATCGAAGGGAAGCGGAAAAGGTTAAGTAGAAAGAGGGGGCGCAGGCACGTCAGCCTTCCCATATAGTGAGTGACTACTAACGTTAGTGCTTACTAACATTCAGGCCAAAAAAAAGGGGACGAATCCCCTTTTGCCTACTGTCGGAAAATTATCACTATAAGCGCCGCCAGTGCCAGAATGATTTTTATCATATAAACAGCACGAGCAGATAGGCGAGAATCAGGCCGCAGGCCATGCCCGTCAACGTCCATAAAAGGTTATCCATGCGCGGCCCCGCTTTTTGTGAAGTCCGAAACCCTGTTATTGCTGCAGAATGTTTGCGCCTGTGCAAGCGTGTAAACGGGTTCGCTAACCGGTATTGCCGTGCGGGTACCCTTTTTACGACTGCCGGACACGATAGCGACATACCACAGCCCGCCAGATTTTAAAATCGGCTCAAGTCTTGTAAACATTATTTAACCCCTTTGATTAGTCCGTTTTCCATTGTTACATTTGCGAAGAATTCGCGCCCCTTGCCGGTAATTTGCGGTCGATTTGCGCCGGTCAGCATACCGTCGGCTTTGTATTCCGGCCCGAAAAATGAAGTTTCGATGTATCGCAATGGTTTGCCGATGGATGCCTTCAAATCCTTTTTGCTGGCATAGTCGAAAATGATCATGATTGTCTACCTTTCAGTGAAGAGGATACGAAACTGCGGTATCGGTCCAGCAAGCGCGACAATCACGGCATTGCCCGCCCTGTTTGTATGCTGGGCATTCGGCGCCGGAAACTGTGCCCGTTTTGCTGTGTACGTTGGATGCTGTGATACCTTTCACGCCCGAGAGATTGGCCGGAATCTTGACCGGCTTATCGGTGAACATGGCCGACAGCCGGATCGTCAGGTTTTTCGGTATGTCATGCATTGCATGGAATGCTGAGACCATGCCGTACTCGCGTGTCGGAAGCCAAAACCGGCAATCAGGCATTGCGCGGGCTAGGTCAGCGTATAACTCTAAATGCTCTACAGACTGCAGATCGCCGGAATCGTGAAACCGAAAATACTTGTTGTTGCCGATCAATACCTGCATAGCTGACAGCCATTGCTGCCGATACTCTGCGGATTCGATCGCAAGGTTTATCGATTCCAGGCGCGCGTGCTGCGCCGGTTCGATATTGTTCTGATATTTTTTGTAGTTTCCCTTGTTCGCGTAGCATGATGCACAGATACTGCCCGCAATCTGCGCCATGCGGAAACCGGTATTACATGCGACTGTCGGCAGAGAATACGACGGACACGGCATTTTAGAGGTATGCGTGATACCGCCGGTGATGATCGATGCTTCGGCTTTATTCATGGTTTCCCTTTCGTTAGGTAAACGAAATTGCCGGATACCGTCCGGCGTGTCGCATATTTTCTACGGCTAACTCCTCGTCAAACCACGTCTGCGCTTCCGCAAGCGTGTCGAATTCTTGCGCGGCGTAGCCGCTGTCATACGAGGGAGTTCCCTCCCATTGCACGACAAACTTACCGTCGCGCTCGAACAAATTTACCCATCCGTCACTGCCGTAACGGTAAAAGGATGAAATAATCATGGTGTCGCCTCCGTTAAGTAATTGCCGGACACCGTCCGGCGCGGGTTTGAACAGTTAAATAATGAAATCAGGATGACCCGAGACACCGAACATCGTCACGTATGACATGAGAGCATCGCGTGACTTGTTGGTGCGGGCGGAGCGGATCAGAGCGGACAGGCTACGTGCCAGCATCCCGACATCTGCGCCCATCGCCTGGTATTGCTGAAGTTTGTTGACTTCGCGGGTTTCGTTCTTGTTCATGGTATCGCCTCAGTTAACTGCCGGAAAACGTCCGACGCGTGTGAGTATTAAACCATATTTCAGATAAATAGTTTAATCAAATGTTTCGATGATGGAATAAAATTTATTTATCGTTGACCGTCGGCGCATGACTGTATGGATATACAGTTGTTGGTGGTCACTAACCTGGGCGAGTAGGTTAGTAAGTGGTCACTAACCTGGCGGCGAGGCGGAGATATGGTTAGTGAGTGGTCACTAACATAGGGGGGGGGAGGGGTGGTCGTCCTAAGAAAAAATTTCAGGTACCCCCGCCCCACAAAAAAAGCCATTTTCAGAAATCATTTAACTCTGTATCCTTTTGCAAAAAAGGAGAGTTTATGGACTTTAATGATGTGATGATGTTGTATCCTTATTTGAAGGACAAAAACATAGAGTTTTCTTATGCTCCTGCGGATAACAGGGGATATGTAGAGTTTTATGCTCCTGATGAGCCTGGTAGCAAAGAGTTCCCGCGACCCAAGTCTTTGCCGATGGGTAAAGTTGGGATTGAGGTTTTGAGTAAAGATACTCGGCCTATAGATGTTTTGGGTGATTACGTAAGTCATTGGGGTGTTTACGAAGACCCGTTTCTGCGAAGGAGTTATCAGGCTTTTATTAATTCATTGGATGATGGTCAATTAAATAGACTTCAGAGGCAATACAATGATTCTATTAAAATGTATGGAGAGCGACGACCCTTTAGCAGATGGTTAGAGTCTACTGGATTACCTGGATACTTTCGTGGTTATACATTTGAGCAATGGGATAAGCCTGAGGAGTTATACAGGGACGATCAGTTAAGGCTTTTAGACAACGTACGTGGCTATTTAGGCATAACGAATGATGAGTATGGGGATTTAGGTATGTCTATTAAGGATTCTGTGGATGATTATGAGTGAGGTAAAGAAGCGTGGTCGTCCTAAGGGTTCTGTGAAGATGACTTTACAGAGGGTTGCGGACAATCCTAATTTGTTAAAGACTGAGGGAGATAAATTAAAAGAACTAAAAGGTTTATTGATTAGTTCTAGGGGGAAGGATGTAGTAGAGAAGGCTTTAGAGATAGCTATGAACGATGAACACCCTCATCAAGGAGCGATGATTAAGCTATGTATGGATAGATTACTCCCTGTTAGCTTGTTTGAGAAGGAGAAGGGTCAGAGGAGTGCTGTCACGATAAACATCACGGGGATTGATTCTCCGCAAATCATAGAGGGTGAGAAGATTGGGTGTGAATAATGGCTGATCTAAACTTTAGTCTTTTACCGTGGCAAAAAGAGGTCTTTCAGGACAAGACTAGGTTTAAGGTAATTGCTGCTGGCAGGAGGTGTGGTAAGTCTCGTTTAGCTGCGACTACTTTATTGATTGAAGGATTAAGGTGTCCGTCTGGGAGTGCGGTTTTATACGTAGCGCCTACTAACGGCCAAGCCAGACAGATTATCTGGAATGTTTTGCTTGAGATCGGCAGGGAGGTTATTCAAGGTAGCCATATTAACAATATGGACATTACTTTAATAAACGGGGCGATGATTTACGTTCGTGGTGCTGACAGACCGGATACTTTAAGGGGAGTTTCTTTAACGTACGCTGTATTAGACGAGGTTGCTGATATTAAGCCTGAGGCTTGGGAGCAGGTTATAAGGGCTTCTTTAAGTGATAAAAGAGGTAGGGCGATATTTATTGGTACTCCTAAGGGCAGGAATTGGTTTTATGATTTGTTTAACTTAGGCCAAAGTGGGAAAGACGAAGAATGGAAGTCTTGGCACTTTACTACCAAAGACAATCCTTTAATAGACCCGCAAGAGATTGAAGCGGCAAAGAAAACATTAAGTTCTTTTGCGTTTAAACAGGAGTACATGGCATCTTTTGATAACGCTGGAAGCGATATATTTAAAGAGAACTGGATAAAGTACGGTAAAGAGCCTGATTTTGGAAGTTACTACGTGACTTGTGATTTGGCTGGATTTGAGGATGTAGCTAAATCTTCTGGAAGTAATAAGAAGTTAGACGAAACTGCCATAGCTGTCGTTAAAGTAACTGAAGACGGTGTTTGGTTTGTTAAAAAGATAGAACATGGAAGATGGGATATTAAAGAAACGGCTTTCAACATTTTGAAGTGTGTGAGAGACTATAAGCCTATAAATGTAGGCATAGAAAGAGGCGCGTTAAAGAACGCAGTTTTGCCGTATTTAAGCGATTTGATGAGGAAATATAACGTTTACTGTCATATTGAAGACTTAACTCACGGCAATAAAAAGAAGACTGACAGGGTTATTTGGGCGTTACAAGGACGATTTGAGCACGGAAAGATTGTTTTAAACGAAGAAGAAGACTTTGATGAGTTTGTAGACCAGCTTTTAATGTTTCCATCGAAGGGTGTACACGACGACTTACCTGATGCTTTATCGTATATGGATCAATTAGCGGTCACTTCTTACTTTGAAGACGAATCTACAGATGAGTGGCAACCTATTGATGTTATTTCGGGTGTCTAATTATGGAAAACTTTGAAGAACCTACTAACGAAGATCGTGAGTTAGTCGAGTTTGTTGTAAATCACTGTGATAAGTGGCGAGATTATCGAAATTCAAACTATTTAACGCTTTGGGAAGAATACGAGCGCATTTTCCGTGGTGAGTGGACTGTAGAAGACAGAACTAGGGAGTCAGAGAGGAGCCGATTAGTCACTCCTGCTGCCCAACAAGCAGTCGAAACCCGTCATGCTGAGATTATGGAGGCAATCTTTGGTCAAGGAGATTTCTTTGACATCAAAGACGACCTTCGAGATGTAAATCAAAACCCGATTGATGTTGAGCTTATCAAGTCTCAACTCATGGAAGACTTCAAGCTAGACAAAATCCGTAAGTCTATTGACCAGATTGAGTTAATGGCTGAGATTTACGGTACGGGTATCGGTGAGATTATTGTAACAACGGATAAAATCTTTGAACCTTCCACCCAACCCATCCCTGGTCAACAGCAAGCAGCCATTGGTGTAGTAGAAAAAGATCGGGTTTCTGTTCGTATCGTACCTGTCAATCCTAAAAACTTTCTTTTCGACCCCAATGGGACTTCAATTGACGACTGCTTAGGCGTTGCGATTGAAAAGTACGTATCTATCCACAAAGTAGTCAAAGGCCAAGAAGAAGGATTCTACAAAAAAGTAGATATTGGCACTGCGCCTGAAGATACGCGATTAGAACCGACTCAAGAGTTAGTTCAGTATCGAGATGATAAGGTTAAACTCTTAACGTACTACGGTTTAGTTCCCAAAGAACTCTTAACCAGCAACGAAGAAGAAGTAGATTTATTCCCTGAAGACTCGATTCAAGACGAATACGAGAATCTTGTAGAAGCGATCATTGTTATCGCAAATGACGGAGTGTTATTAAAAGCAGAACAATCTCCGTACATGATGAAAGATCGTCCTGTTATTGCTTATCAAGACGATACTGTACCTAATCGTTTGCTTGGTCGAGGAACGATTGAAAAAGCATACAACATGCAGAAGGCTATTGATGCACAAGTTCGTAGCCATCTTGATTCGTTAGCATTAACGACCTCTCCGATGATTGCGATGGACGCAACGCGCCTTCCGAGGGGCATGAAGTTTGAGGTAAAGCCTGGCAAAGCTATTTTAACCAATGGCGCCCCAGGTGAGATTCTGTACCCGTTCAAGTTTGGCAATACAGACCCCAACAGTCTGAATACTGCAAAAGACTTTGAGCGTATGCTTTTGCAAGCAACTGGTACTTTGGATTCTCAGGGGATGGTTTCTCAAGCATCAAGAGATGGGAATATGTCTCTTGCTGTTGCTACTATCATCAAGAAATACAAGCGGACGCTAGTAAACTTCCAAGAAGATTTCTTGATTCCGTTTATCAAGAAAGCAGCATACCGTTACATGCAGTTTGACCCTGAACGGTATCCTTCTGTAGACATGAAGTTCATTCCTACCGCGACTCTTGGGATTATCGCAAGGGAATACGAACAACAACAGTTTATCTCTCTTTTACAGACGCTTGGGCCTAACACTCCAGTTCTTCCTGTTATTCTTAAAGGAGTTCTTGCTAACTCTAGTCTGTCTAATCGGTACGAGCTTATTGACATGCTGGATAAGATGTCTCAGCCAAATCCTGAGATGCAACAACTTCAGATGGCTAAAGAACAGCTTGCTCTACAAGCCGCTCAAGCACAGATTGCTGTTAATACAACCCAAGCAGAGCAGAATCGGGCAGAGGCAACAAAACTTGCCGTTGAAGCTCAACTCATGCCTAAGGAAATTGAAGCCAAAACACTGTCTGCTGTTACGAAGAACTTACCGACATCTGATGATCTTGCGTCAAAAGAGTTTGATAAGCGCGTAAAAGTAGCAGAATTAATGCTAAAAGAAGCAGATATTAAAAACAAATCTAAAATTGTTGAATTACAAATGTCAAAAGCAAAAGACAGTGTAATTGAAATGGAAGATGAGTTTATCAAGCAACTTTCTGGAGCGTTAAATGGAAATAAATAAAATCTTAGAAACCAACTCCATTGATAGTGTTGCTGATAATGTATTTGGCGCGATAAACAATTCTGTTTCAGAAGTGCGTGAAATGCAGCGTAAAAAGGTTGCAGAAAACGCGCAGCTTATCGTTCAAGCTCTGAAAAAAATTGAGCAAGACATAGTTGAGAAGTATGATGATATTGGTTCTCAATTAGAAAAACGCATTATTAGCATCAAAGACGGTAAAGACGGTATTAATGGTAAAGATGGCCGTGATGGTAAAGATGGTAAGCCTGGCAAAGATGGGAAAGCAGGTAAAGACGGTAAGGATGGTCGTCCTGGTTTAGATGGTGTTGATGGTCAAGATGGTGTTTCTGTAGTAGATGCTCATATTGATTTTGATGGTAGCTTGATTATTCATCTGTCTACTGGAAAAGAAATCAATGTTGGAGAAGTTGTTGCTCCTGATATTGCGGAGAAGATTAAAGTAATCACAAATGGCGGCGGTACGTCTCAAGAGGTTATTGATACTCTTGCAAGCCTTCAGTCGCAAATTGACTCTTTAATTCCAAGTCAAACAGGTAACGCTGGCAAGTTTTTAACTACCAATGGAACAAGTTTGTCTTGGGGTCTTGCTGTTGGTGGTTTGTCTTATCAAGGAACGTGGAACGCATCGACTAATACCCCAAGTCTTGCTTCTGGAACTGGAACTAATGGTTATTACTATATAGTTTCTGTTGCAGGAACTACTAATTTGGACGGAGTTAGTGATTGGCAGGTAGGAGATTGGCTGCTATTTAACGGTACTGTTTGGCAAAAGTTAGATCAAACAAACCTTGTAACCAGTGTAAACAGTTATACGGGAGCTGTAACCTTGACGGCTTCCGATGTAGGCGCTGCAACTTCTGCTCAGGGTGCATTGGCTGACTCTGCTTTACAGAATGTTGTTGAGGATACAAGTCCTCAACTTGGCGGAATTTTAGATGCGAACGGATATAGCTTTTCTGGTCCTCTAAATGGAACTGTTGGAGCAACGACTCCGGAGTCTGGCGCGTTCACGACTCTGACCGCCAGCAGCACGGCGACACTGAACACGCTGGCAAGTTCTGGTGCGACACTAACGGGCGGCACAATCAACGGCATTGTAATTGGCGGTGTAACACCTGCCGCTATCACCGGCACCACGATCACAGCAAACACAGGGTTTGTTGGTCCGCTCGATGGCATCATCGGTGGCAATACCCCCGCAGCCATCACTGGAACGACGATCACGGCAAATACCGGATTCTCCGGCCCGCTTAATGGCACCGTTGGCGCGACGACACCGGCTTCCGGTGCATTCACCACACTCGCAGCGAGCAGCACGGTTACGCTGAGCGGTGGCACTGCGAACGGCGTCGCCTACTTGGACGGAAGCAAGGTTCTGACGACCGGAACGGCGCTTCAGTTCGATGGAACTAATTTCGGTATCGGAATGACGCCGATATACAAGCTGGATGTAACCTCTGGAAATACGTTTTCCATGCGACTTCAAGCGAGTGAAGGGCCGCCTTTCTTTGTGCGCCACCTTGCCCCAGCCGTCTATATTGCGTCAGATGCGTCTCTCTTCGAATCCATCGGCTTTGACCCGACTAACAATATTCTGAACTTCTTCACTAACAACACCGAACGCGGTCGTTTTGACAGCAGTGGGAATTTGCTGATTGGTGCGACATCAACCAGAGCATCTGCAAAATTAGACATTCGCGGTGATGTCATTGTTTTTGGTTCTAATGCTAGTTATTACGGTACTATCAGCTACAGCGCTGGCACAGGTTACATGTCTATAGCTGCCGAATCTGGTGGAGGCATTAAGTTTCTGTCTGGTGCAACCGAACGCGCTCGTATCGACTCCGCAGGCAACCTCGGCTTGGGTGTTACGCCGAGTGCTTGGTGGTCAGGCCTAAAGGCCGTGCAGGCTTATGGATCAAGCGGTGGTGTATTTGCGAGTGCTAGTCCTAATGGTCATTTCATTACCAATGCGTATTACGATGGTAGTAATTGGAAATATATTAGCACATCATCATTTCCTGCAATGAGATACGTGCAGACGAGTGGTGGCACACATGAATGGTACATTTCCGCTGCTGGCACGGCAGGTAATAACGTATCTTTTACCCAAGCAATGACGATAGATGCGAGTGGGAATTTGCTGGTTGGGTCGGGGGCGACTGCTGGATTACTTCGCGTGACACAAACGGCAGCGGATTACACGTCGCGACTCCAAAATACAAATGCATCCCCTAACGGGTTGAGTATTTATTATTCTGGGGCGGCTCCAAGTAATACAGGAAGCCCGTTTGTCTATTGTGAAGATTCGTCAACGCTTAGGATGTCGGTAAGATCGAACGGAGGAATCGCAAATTATCAATCAAACGATGTAAACCTTTCTGATCTGGATACAAAAAAGGATTTCAGCACATACAGTGACTCAGGATATTCAGCTAATTCGTGGCAATTTGTAAAGGACATGCGCGATGCTTGGGGTCGGTTCAAGTATAAAGACCAATCGCACGATGACTTCAATAACGGTTACGGCGCACAGCTAGTAAAAACAGTGGCAGACAAAAACGGGTTCGAAGAACTTACAGAACTCACGAAGTGGGGAGACGACGCAGAAGGGAACCCTGTAATGCGTCTCGTGGTTTACGACAGCGACTTGATGCACATTGTTGGTGAAGTTGTTAC